TCGGACTTATTCGCACCTTCCCTAGCGCGAACTCTGTCGACGTAAAGAAAGTCATATAGTGAATCTATTTTTTGTTGTTCTTGCTCCATTTTGCCACTCCTCTTTAGCTCTTTCTTTTTTATCTGCAATTTTTCTTTGCTTTTCATCTATTTCTTCAATAATTTCAACAATCGCATCTACACCTTCAGCTGGTGCGTCTGATTTGAATTGTTTAAATAATTTCTTGAACATGATGACCTCTCTAAAGAGAACTGGCAGATTAAATTATGTTCTCTTTAACTTGCTAACGCAACTTTCATACCTGCTAGGCAAGGCTTATCTATGTCTCTCAACGAAATTTTACCCATGCTTCCTGTACGTCTGTGGCATGCTGCCGATCACCTTGCCGAACACGAACACCCGGTTCATCTCGTCTTTCTCGATCGGGTCCCAGGCTGCATAGCTCTTGTTGTCTGAGATAACCAGCAGCTTGTCCTTCATCTTCTGCAGGCGCTTCACGTGAGCAGTGTCGTCGTACAGGAACGCGTATATCCCGTCGCCGTCAAAGCTCTTAACGCTGATGTCGACGAACAACAGATCACCCGGCTCAATCGTCCCAGACATGCTGTCGCCCCGGACGTTGATGATCCGGATGTTCTCAGCCTTGCGCCCATCGAACATGTGGCGCGCTTCCGCTGGCGCATATTCAACGGAGTGGAGAATCTCCACGAACTCCTGATTGATAACTCCTGGTCCAGCGCTAACCGTTATATCCAATAAGCCAATGCGAAAGACATCCTTAAGGGTTGGGGTTGTCTCTGTATCGATTCCGTCCTCATCGATATCACCGAGCAGATACGATGCTGACGTACCAATGTGAGACGCCAGTGCCTTCAGCGTTCCGCGTCTTGGAATCGACTCTCCATTGAACCATTTGCTTACGGCCTTAGGGGTCAACTTCATCCTCTTGGCGATCTCAGCCTGTCGACCATGTGGTATCAATCCAGCTTTATCGCAGGCCAGCGCTAGCCTCTGGGAGAATTCTTTTCGCGCTCTTTCTTCATGAACCATATGTTCAATCATAATATCACTTGCGTGAACTATCAGTTCCGACATAATATGTACTTACAGTTCATTATCGAGGGTTAAACATGGCACCGAATAGTCTTGGCGAAATCATCAAAAAGATTCGGGTTCCTGTCGTAGCTGAAGCCTGTGGTTGCTCGCCGCGCGCAATTTACAAATGGATTGCTAACGGAAGCCTGCCGAGGACGGATTACACCGACGAAACCAACTACGCAGAGAAGATCGCTCTCGCTTCTGGCGGCCAGTTTACCGCTGCTCAGATCCGGGAAGTCAGCAAGCCTAAAGCCGCCTAACTGGCGGCCTTTCAATCAACACCAGAGGAAGTATCACAAATGGAGAGTTCAACGACACGCAACAAAGTGGAGGCTCGCAGGATAGAAAGCTGGTTACACAGCCAGATAGCTGAACTGGGAACCACAACTATAGCCAAAGTGGCCGGAGTGAATAAGTCGACGGTGAGTCGCTGGCGTGAAAGTCTGCTGCCGAACATGTCGCTGCTGCTGGCCATCCTGATTTCTAACCGAACTGGAGAGAAGGGGGATTTTGAGGCATGAGGGGTATCAGAAAGGGCGAAAGCCGCGGTGGTGGTACACCAGCGGCTTTCAGTTGCAAAAACGAAGAGGTAATTGCGAGGTAATTATGCCTGGTAAATCTGTAAGAGTAAACAATCCGGAGGTAGCACGTGAGCATGTCACTTATGGCGAAAGCAATGGGGGTCAAAGTGGGAAACTCACTGCGTAAGCTCGTTCTTATCAAGCTGGCCGACAACGCCAACGACAAGGGCGAATGCTGGCCTTCGTATCAACACATTGCCGATCAGTGCGAATGCAGCAAGTCTGCTGTTCGCAACCATATTGATGCGCTTGAGGATATGGGGCTTCTCAAGCGTGAAAATCGCGTTGGGGTTAACAACGGGAAGGGTAATACATCCAACGTGTATTATCTGAACCTGGATGCCACCCCTATGCCATCAAAAAGCACAGGGGTATGCCATGAAATAGCACCCCCTATGCCATCTGATGGCACACCCCCTATGCCACCAGATGGCACCAGAACCAGTCACTCTTTTGAACCAGTCACTGAACCAGACTCTCTCTCTGCGCGAGGGCAGTTTATCAGCGAGGCTGCAAAGCGACGGATCGGGATTTCACCCAACGGGGAGATACCTTTCCCTCCTGCCTTCAAGCCATCGGCAGATCACATTGCGATTGCCTCGGAGAAAGGGATCAACATTGAAACCGAACTGCTGAACTTTCGTGATTATCACCAGGCCCGCGGCACAAAGCTGATCGACTGGAACTCGGCATTCCGGGTGTGGCTCAGGAACGCGAGAGTGAATCCGCTTTCCGGTCGCCAGAGAAGCGAACCTGATTCCCCACACTGGAACAGCCCTGAAGGCTGGAAGGACTTCATATGACCGCTCAGCTTATGACCGCGATCAGCAATCGCGATGGTGATGCGCTGGCCAGAATGGCTGCAGGGAGTACGGAGCCGCAGAGGCTTCTCGATTTCGAAGCTGAAAGGCTGGTTGACTCTCTGTTCCGGCAGCTGAAGCAGATCTTCCCGGCATCTACCCAGACTAACCTGCGGACCGACGCCGAAGAGAAGACAGCGAAGCGCCAGTGGATTGCCGCTTTTGCCGAAAACGGCATCCGCACCCGCGAGCAGTTATCCGCCGGCGTGCGACATGCGAGAGCCAGTGAATCGCCGTTCTGGCCATCGCCGGGCCAGTTCATCAAGTGGTGCAAGGACAGCGGCACCGTGCTGGGAGTGACTCTTGTCGACGTGATGAACGAGTTCCACCGCTACAGCCGTGAGAAGGGGCTGCATACCGGCGGTGCTGAGCTCTTCCCGTGGTCTCACCCTGTCATGTACTGGGTTGTTACCGATACCCGGCGAGCAATGTACCAGCGCCAGCTCAGCGAGGCAGAAACCGAGAAATACGCTGCTAAAAAGCTGGAAGACTGGGCGCTGAAAGTCGCCGCCGGAGAACAAATACCGTCGCCGGTACTGGCTCTGGAGAACAACCAGGAGGCCATTCCGACAAACCATGTCAGCCGTCAGCAGGGGTTTCACCCTGAAGGCAAAAGCTTCGGATGCATGCCAAACGCAGCATCGCTCGGCGCGTTAACTCCGGCTCAGTGGCTGCGGGATGAATACCTGCGCGGGAAAGAGAGAGGGCTTATCTGATGAAAAAGAACTCTGGCAAACAAGCCGTAACCAATTACATCGGCCAGCATCCTGGCTGCAGCTTTCAGGATATCCGCCGCGGTACCGGTCTTGACTCTTCAGTGGTCAATTCCTCCCTGTGGCAGATGAACAAAGACGGCCAGGTCAAGCGTGAGGGTGAGTGCAGGAGCTACCGCTACACCCTGATCGTCACGACAGCCGTAACCGAAAGCGATCCGTCTGTTCAGTATCGCCAGCGTCCTGGCGGCGTAAACCCAATGACCAACCTTTTTAACCAGTGCCTGGCGGGGGTAAGAAAATGAACATCGAAACAGTAAACGAGCTCATCGCCTCCCTGGAGAGCGCAGGCGAGCTGTCGATCAGAGAGCAGAAGTTCCTGAAGCTGGCGAAAGCGTTTAAGCAACTGGCAGCGGAGAATGCGCGATACTCGATGTCTGCAGGTCATGCCGACCAGAGGATGGCTGAATCTCGCGCTGTGCGCTCTGCTCTCGGCTTTAAGCCAGATGCAGACGATGTTTCCCCATCCGATCTGGTGGAGGCAATAAACCAAATCGTGGCGGAGTTATGCGTAATTCGTACTGCTCACCCTCAACCTCTTGGACCAGCAATGGACGCTGCGATCGATGCATTTAATGCGGAGGAAATGCCAGAGACTGGGATGCTCAACGCTCACTTCATCCTGCGTGAAAGCATCCGCATCAAAACCCCCGCCACCGATCGCATCGTAGCCGGGATTAAGGCTGATGGGGTGGAGGAGTTCGCTGAAAGTCAGAAGGAATACGTTCGTCAGCATCGCAACGAAATGGACCAGGTGCTGCGTGCGGCTTATGCAGGGAGTGCAGTAGACGCTGAGAGATTCGCCAAGCAGCTGCGCGAGGGGGCCGACAAATGAGCCACGCTATCGATGCACATCTCACTGACGAAGTAATCAGCGCCGCATTCGAAAACACTAATTTCGGGCGAGACGACTTTCGCACCATTCTGGCGGAAACCGTTATGAAGCGAGCCGCCGGTTATCACTCTGGCTGGACGGCGACGACCATTTGCACTCGCCTCAAACTGCTGGGGAAACAGGAGCGGCCAACAAAGCTCGGCCTGACTTTTGCCTTTCACCACTACTACCGCCAGAGCGTACGCGATGCGCTGATGCCGAAACAGGAGCGTGCAGCATGACTGATATCACCGAACTGGCGCAGCACATGAAGGCCGCAGCTGTGTTAGCGAAAAAATACCGCAACCTTACTTTAACCGTTTCTGTAGACGAAACTCTGGCGCTGGTAGAGGCGCTGGAGTATTACAAGTCACGTGAAGAGCGCGTGACAAGTCTGGTGCGCGACAACTCAAAAAGTTGGGATGAGCTGTATCGACAGGTTGAGGCCAAAGGAAAACGAAACGTTGAACTGGTAGAGGCACTGGAATCAGAGAAACGTATTTGTGCAACGTGGAGAAAAACAGCTGAGTCGACCGGTGAAAAGCTGGAGAAGGCGCAGACCATCAACGCAGCAGCCGAGAAGTTGGTTCGCTGCAAAGGTCGCTATCACAGCGAGCAGAACTATCGCGCACTGGCTGCGCTGTTTGGTGTGACAACCCCAGACCTGCCGCCGCTGGAGCATGAAAACGTCCATTATGCCGATGCTGCAGAGATTGAGATCGCAGCACTGCGCCAGCGCATCGCCGAGTTGGAAGAAAGCAACGCTCAGGTCATCCAGTCACGCGACCACTACAAACGCATGACCGAGGAAGGGTTAAAGCAGTTGGCGGAGGCCCGCACCGTGAAGCTGCCAGACTTACGGCAGATTGTATCTGGGGACAGATATGTCTGGTCTGATGGTGTTTATAACTACAGCCAGGACGTAAAGGTAGCGCTGGCCGCCGCTGGCATCAAGGTGGAGGCTGAGTGATGGCACTGACACACGATGAACTTTGCCAGATAGCCTATCAATTCCTCAAACGGAACGGCTTCAAAGTCTGCTTTCACGATCGCTTTGTCGCTGTCACCAGTACCGGTGAGCAGCCAGACGCGATGGGGTTCAGGAATTTCGCATCCTGCCTGATAGAGGCGAAGTGTTCCCGTGCCGACCTGCTGGCAGATAGGAAAAAACGTTTCCGGATACGCCCGGAACTTGGCATGGGTGACTGGCGATTCTTTATCAGCGAGCCGGGGATTATCTCTGTTGAAGATCTTCCGTCAGGCTGGGGTCTGCTGCACGTAGTCAACGGGAAAGTGCGCAAGATTCACGGGTGGCCGCAGGGTAATTGCTGCTGGGGTAATCCAGAGGATAAGCCCTTCACGGGCAATAAGCAGGTCGAATGCGATTACATGCTGTCAGCACTGCGTCGGATGGAGCTGAGAGGCCATCTAAACGAAATTTATGACGGCGTGATAGTTAACCGGGCAGCAGAAGGAGCCAACCAATGACCAGCAAATTAACCAGAGAGCGCCTGGAAAAAATTAAATCATGGCGTGAAACCTACGGCGCCGGAAGCAACGTAATGCTGCCAGCTGAAGAAGCGGAAGAGCTGGCCCGCATGGCGCTGGCCGCAATGGACAGCGAGCCGGTGGCGTGGGCGTGGCACCATTCCAAGCAATGGCATATCACCAATGACGAGGAACGCGTGAGAGATTTGGTATGGGATGGCGTCAAGGTTGAGCCGCTCTATCGCCACGCGCAGCCAGCGCCGGTAGTGCTGGCTGATGGAAAGTTAAGAGAGCTTTTTGACGCCTGGTTTGCTTCAGACTGTTCTTTCGACCTCTCTCCAGAGGCGTCAGAGGCAGATAACATCGCCTGGCGGGAATCGTACTGGTACGTGTGGAAACGTTGCCGCGCCGCCATGCTCCAGGCTGGCAACTCTCCGGTAATTCCAGAGGGTTACGTGATGGTGCCGAAGGACCTGCTTTCAGAGCTTCGCGATTGGGCTCACCCTGAAATCGAAAAGTATTGCGAGATGTGGGAAGGGCGCAGAGACAGTGAGTTTCCAGCGCTGAGGAAAGTTATCGCTGATGCTGACGCGCTGCTCGCAGCTTCCCCGCAGGAGGTGAAAGATGGAAAATGACAGCGACAACGTCATCACTCTGGTGCAGCCAAAGCGCGACGAAGAGAAGCTACTGAACATCACCGTAACCGAAAGAAAGGACTACAGGCAGCAACACTGCAAGCATAAAGCCGTCGAAGTCGATGAGAAGGGGCGGATCATTCTGTGCCTTCAATGCGGCTGTGCTGTTGACCCATTCCAGTACGTTCTTCAGTGCGCGACTGATGGCGAGGCTGTGGTGAGAGAGATTCAGCAGCTCTATGACCGTCGTGACGAGCTGCGGGAGTCTGTAGCCAACCTGGAGCGCGAAGAGAAAAACGCCAAGGCCCGGTTACGCTCTGCCAGAACGTCAATCCTCTTCGCAGAAAACGACCTGAAAAATACTGAGCAGGGGATAAAACAGTGAGCAAATCACCCGCAGAACGCAAAGCCACATGCTAATCTCAAACCCCTCTCCGGAGGGGTTTTTATCGTATATGCTCATTTTGCTTTTCTCCCCGGGAAGGGCGATAATTACCTAGTCAGTCTGAGCAACTGACGACTTGATTCCGGCGCCAAGTGGGGACACATGGCGCACAAAACCTTAAAGCAATATCTGTCACCGATGGCGAAAGTCACCGGCGATTTTCTGCATTCTGCGTTTGACCTCTCAGGAGGTGAAGCGTGAAACAGCAATTCCACCTCGTCAACGACGCTATCAAACAGAACGCCATCAATTTCATTCGAGAATTGCCAGTGGATGCCAGGCGCCCTCTGATTCTCGATATCAAGGAGATGACGCGCACTCTCGAACAAAACAAGAAAATGTGGCCGCTCCTGAAAGACCTGTCAGATCAGGTTGTCTGGTTCGGTAACAAATACGACTCCGACGACTGGAAAGACCTCATTACTGCCCTGGTGGCCAAATCGAAAAAACAAGAGCAGCGCATGGCCCCCGGGCTGGATGGCGGCGTTGTGATATTCGGACAGCGTACCAGCAAAATGACAGTCCGAGAGATGGTGGAGGTCATCGAGGCGATCTACTGGTTCGGCACCCAACAGGGCGTCAAGTTCAGTGAAAAGTCCCGCATTGAAATCGAATGGGCCAAGCGCTGGGGAGAATCCCATGCATAGTCCCCTCGCCAAAGTAATTGAGCGCTCAATCTTTCGCATGCCAGCGCGCCGCAAGCGCAAGGCCGATGTTAAGCCGTCTGATATCCCAACACTGAAAGGCTATACGGCCCGCCTGGTCGATAAGAAGTGGCTGTGCCTGAGAGCAAGGAGGCCACATGCGTAAACCAGCACGTCGTAAATGCGCCCACTGCCGCGAGTGGTTCCATCCTACCCGGGAAGGGCAGGTGGTATGCAGTTTTGAATGCGCCAGCGCGATCGGCAAAAAACAGGCGGCAAAAGCCCGAGAAGCTGCAAAGAAAAAGGCGCTACAGCGTCAGCGCGAATCGGAGAAAGAGGGTCGCCAACGCCGCCGGGCTAAGCGTATTGAGTTGAAAACAAAATCTCAATGGCGCAGCGAAGCACAAACAGCGTTTAACAAATACGTACGCCTGCGCGACGCCGGGAAGCCCTGCATTAGTTGTGGGCGACTGCCAGAGCAGAAGTTGGGCGGAACTATGGATTGTGGACACTACCGCACCCGGGGCGCCGCTCGTCACCTGTCGTTCAATCTGCATAACACGGCAGCGCAATGCGTCTATTGCAACCGTGACCGGGCTGGCGCGCAAAAGGCATTCGAGAAGGGGCTTATTCAGAGAATCGGTCCGGAGGCCGTCGAGGCGCTGAACAACGACAACACCATCCGTAATTTCGATATCCCATACCTGCAGCGCATCAAGTCCATATTCACCCGCAGAGCTCGCGCGCTGGAAAAACGCCGCGCCCGCCGTCAGGAGGCAGCATGAAATGCAAGGTCCAAGGTTGTGATCGCGAATGTACACATTATCCGGGGAAAGGTATTTGTCAAAAGCACTATTTTCGAATGATGCGTTACGGAACATATGAGCTGACTAAGCAAGGAAAGAGGAAGGATAGAACGCAGAACACCAAGGGCTATCAAATGATTAGACACCCTGATCATCCCTTGGTTATGGCTAATGGATTTGTCTATGAGCATCGCAAGGTTATTTATGACCGTTACGGCGATATTCTCCCTCCGTGCGAAAAGTGTGGGAAGGAGGTTACCTGGAAGACCGTACACATCGATCATATTGATGAAGTTGTTGATAACAACACAGAGTCAAATCTGAGAGTACTTTGCCGGGCATGCAATGTAATGCGCTCTCGCGTGCATATTGCCGAACATACGAAAAAAGGTCGCTTGGCAATCACCTTTAATGGCGAAACAAAGACTGCTACAGAATGGACTAGGGACCCTCGGGTTTCGATATCAGTAACCGCCATCAGGCATCGGCTAAAAAATGGAATGAGCGTTGAAGATGCCTTGTTCTCTCCCAAGGTAACGCACAGGCACACCAAACCAAAAACTAGAACTCCTCAATACGGGGAATATCGCGGCGCAAAGCGACAGGAGTCCGCATGAATCAGCTCGCCATAGAACTCATCCGCGACCGCTGGATAAAGCTCCGCCTCTTGCGTAGCCGCGGCACCTTACTGGTTGACTACCGCATCCTCAAGAATTTCGTTCGCATCTATCAGACCCTGGGAGAGACAGCATGAAACTGGAATTAACCAACGAACAGCACCAGTGGATAGATCAGTGGCTCCAGCTTTGGGGCGCATGGTGCCAGACAGGGAAGATAGACAAGGCGATGATAAATATGATTGCCAAGTTCATGGCCACGGTTGAACCGCAAGCACCATCAAGGCCTATATGCAGCGATGATGATGGGTTGCTGATTGATGCCGTAATCCGGCATTACCTGAAAAACGTAGATGAGAACGCATGGAAGGTGATTTTTGCCTATTACGTCTGTAACTCAAGCGAGATCAGGATCGCTTCATGGCAGCATGCTGTGAGCAAACCTCGCCTGATGAAGACCCGCGCCGGAAACCAGTATAAGCACCCGAGCATTTCAACCATCCGCCGGGAAGTTAAGCAGATTATCAACGCGGCGCTCTTCTGCCTGTACCAGCCGCTGCAAAATGCGTTTAACGATCGCGAAAGCGTGAGGAAAATTGCAAAAAATAGTCATAACGTGCTTGCATTTCAATGAACAAATGAGCAATATATTTAGTGTAGGTTGCCGTATTTGCGTTTGACCTATCAGAACACCGAGCCTCGCCATCGTGCGGGGTTTTTTTATGCCTGTGATCCGGTCAGGGCTCTTGGGTTGAGACGTGCTGCACGACACGTCAAATCCCTTCCGCGCAGAGCCCTGAACCAGATTGCAGATCACAACAGGTAAGAGCATTGGATTGTCTAGTTAGACGCTGGCGATTAGTAAGGGCGGTGCCGCCTGCCAGTGCTCTTTCCGTTGTGGTAAAATGAACATGTGGCTAGGCTGATCCCCGAAAGCCCGGCATCGTCACCGGGTTGCCACATTCCACTTTGACGAGCAACTGAGACGAGGTTGTGATGGTCAACTACGATGCATTCTATTCTGGCAACATCTGGCGGCTATCAAAGGTCAGCGATGAAGAGCTTAATTTCTGGGTAATGGTAGTTGCCAATGACTGGAAAGAAGAGGCGCATCCCCAACGAATGAATCTCACATTCATAGGCGGAAACACCGCTCATTGGGATGTTGATGATGAGATTGATACTATTCCAGACTATTGCCGTGACATTGGATTATATAAAGCCATCGCGAAAGAAAATAACATTGTGACAAAGAGTACGGACTCATACGGACCTGTGGCAGGGTGGGAGTCAATATCCCCTGGGATAGCGTCGGCATTTGATCCAGAAGTAGGCCGATCAGTTTGCCTTGCTTACATTGCCATGCATATGGGTGAGTGAGGTTGATATGGAAAAATATAGGCAATACTTTTTGCATTGCAACGGTAATCTAGTGCATGTCTTTAAGAAGAACTACGTACCCAGCATTGAAGATGTGCAAAAAGTACTGATTGATCGCGTGCGGCTGTACGCACCCGCTGTCAGGCAATCATGTGAATCTATCGATCAAGACCTTAAAGTATCTGACGGCCTGAATGGTATTTATGCTCACCTTGAGATAATGGAAAGGCCGCGCCAAGTAACCAAAAATGGCAAATTAAGTTAACGAATCCCCCTGCCTTGGGACTATTACGGCTACCGCCGTCGCTTTTACCCTTGGTATTTCTTCCCGCCTTGAGCGGGTTTTTTATTTTCAGGGTCGCGGGAATCACCCTCGACGCTTTGTTGGTAAATCAGCCCGACGGCCCTGAACCTTTTACTGACTACAGATAGCACCCCGAACGTTATCGGAGGTGAGAGATGCAACGTATGAACCCAACCGATGGTCACAATCTGCCTTACTGGTGGTCAGCCTTGCTTGGTATCTTTTCCGTCCTGAGTCTGCAGGATTATGTCTTCATCATTGGCGCCCTGATCTCTGCCTTCTTCACAATCAAGACGTATTACGCAAAGCGTAAAGAAGAGCGAGAGCGACTGGATGAAGAGAAAAAACGCACGCAGCTGTTGGCCAGTTATCTGGCTGATGTCTCCGCTAAGCCAGGAAGTGACCGCCCGGCTTCAGCCGAAGTGGTAACCGAGGCCTTGAAGCGGATCGCAAGTGATACACAGGGGTGAGCATGACGCCATCAATGAGGAATAAACTGATTGGCGTGATCGCCGGCGGCGGTGGCGCGATAGCCATTGCTTCTGCGCTCATCACTGGCCCAACCGGTAACGATGGTCTTGAAGGTGTGCGATACGCCCCCTATCAGGATTTGGTAGGGGTCTGGACTGTCTGCTATGGCCATACTGGCAAAGACATCATGCTCGGCAAGAGGTATACCGAGGCTGAATGCCGTGCGCTGCTCAGCAAAGACCTGAACACCGTCGCCCGCCAGATTAACCCTTACATCCAGAAGCCGATCCCCGAAACAATGCGTGGGGCTCTGTACTCATTCGCCTATAACGTCGGAGCCGGGAACTTCCAGACCTCTACTCTGCTTCGCAAAATCAACCAGGGTGACCAGAAAGGTGCGTGTGATCAGCTGCGCCGCTGGACCTATGCCAAAGGTAAGCAGTGGAAAGGCCTGGTAACTCGCCGCGAGATTGAGCGCGAAGTTTGTCTTTGGGGGCAGAAATGAGCCGATTAGCAGCCATTATCAGCGCCGTTGTGATCTGCCTGATAGTCAGCCTCGGCTGGCTGGCCAGTCACTACCACGACAATGCCACCGAGTTCAAAAGGCAGCGGGACAAAGTGACTGAGCAGCTTAGCCTGGCGAACGACACCATTGCTGACATGCAGACTCGACAGCGAGACGTCGCAGCGCTCGATGCCAAATATACGAAGGAATTAGCCGATGAAAAAGCTAAAAATGATGCTCTGCAGCGCAAGCTTGATAATGGTGGTCGGGTGCTCGTCAAAGGCAAGTGTCCAGTGTCAGCCACAACCCAAACCGCCGGCGCCGCCAGCATGGGCGATGATGCCACCGTCGAACTCTCTGCAGTTGCTGGACGAAACGTTCTCGGTATCCGATCCGGAATCGTCATCGACCAAACAGCCCTGAAAGCGCTGCAGGAATACATCACCACGCAGTGCCTGAAATAACAGGAGGTGACTATGCGGGAAGAAGAGCGTAATCGACTCGATCCCATCAATCGCCTGTAGCGCCGGGGTAATGCATCCGTCACCACATTAACGAGCCTCGCAATAGCGGGGCTTTTTATTACCAGAAGAAGAAGGAAATACCATGTTTACAGTTAAGACCATCATTAACGGCGTGACCCACATCTGCGAACAACCGAGCGTGACTATTGCCCGTGCGGGGTGTGAGCGTTTTGACGATATTCTCTTGCAGACCAATGACCACTCAAACCCTGATTTCGCTATCTGGCTGCCAGCGGTCTATTCAGACCCACAGTGCAAAGATGCGCTGCAGGAAGAGGAGTTAATCGTCAGCGAGCGCGAGGGGGTTCTGGATGAAGATGCCATCGCCATTCTGGTAGAAGACTTAGAAAGCCCTGAGCATGCAAAGCGCAAGGCATTCGGCGGCGTTCGCTACCAGTTCATCTACCCCGGCGACCAGGTATATGTGATGAATTCGCACGGCTCGACAATCGAAACGGTTAAGTAGGGCATTACAGAGCCACTTCAAGAAGTGGCTCGATAATGTCACAACGAGGTAAGCCATATGCGCACCATTGGAATTCTGACGGCGGAAATTACGTTTCGCCCATACATGAAGCCGCTGCTCATCCTTTCAGTGCTTTTGCGATGGGGCTGGCTCACTAAGAAGTGTATCCGGATTGGCCCTGTGATTGGCAGGCAGGCATAATTATAAAGTTCTGCAAATGGTGCATTAAAAGCGCCATTGACAGAGTTTTATATAAGTTTGTTGATGCATCGGTGTCGAAATTACCGAGCAAGTATCTTCGGTACCTAGAGGATTGTTCTGCATGACTGAAAATGACAATCGCAGACCATACCCTCCCGTCAACTTCACTGGCGAAAACTGGCTGCCCTATACCCGGCTGATCCCTGCTGCCGAAATCGGCGAATGGGTAAATCAGAACATCCTCTCCGAAGAGGGCCAAATCCATAACCATGACCATGCGCACCTGGTCGACGCTGATGTCGCGTTTATGTGGGCCTCTGGCTCATTCGCCAAAAGCGGGCGCATTGTGCTGGGTCAGTGTGAGCAGGTAATGATGCGTGCCGGAGGCTGGCAGAAGTCCCGCATGGAGCAGCAGATGCATGAATGGTTCGGTCGCATACCGAAGTTCATCATCACGCTGGCAGCCGATTACTGCGAGCAATGCAGTGACCTCGAATTCTGCGCGCTGCTTGAACATGAGCTATATCACATAGCCCAGGCTACCGACGACTATGGCGCACCGAAGTTCAACAAAGAGACCGGTATGCCGGTGCTCAAACTTCGCGGCCATGACGTGGAGGAGTTCGTCGGAGTGGTTCGGCGTTACGGTGCCAGCAAAGACGTGCAGGAAATGGTGGATGCGGCGAACAGGCCGGCGGAGGTTGCTCATATCGATGTTGCCAGAGCATGCGGGACGTGCATGCTGAAACTGGCGTGATTTTATACTGCTTTATACGGACGGTGGTTTATGGCTGCACTAAAACCAGAAGTGAGAGCCTTTATCGTTCAAGAGCTCGCTTGCTTTGATACGCCATCCCAAATCGTCGAGTCCGTACAAAAAGAATTCAAGGTTCAGGTGACGCGCCAGCAGGTGGCATCGCATGACCCGACAAAGGTGGCAGGGAAAGGTCTGGCTCAAAAATGGGTCGAACTTTTCAACCTTACCCGCGACCGCTTCCTCAACGAAATCTCCGACATTCCGATCGCCAACAAGGCCTACCGTCTGCGCGTCCTGCAGCGAATGTCGACGACTGCCGAGGGTATGAAAAACCTCGGCATGACAGCTCAGCTACTGGAGCAGGCGGCAAAAGAGGTTGGCGATGCCTACAGCAACAAGCAAAAGGTCGAGCTGACCGGCAAAGACGGCGGCCCACTGAATCAGGTGACGTACACCGCTGAAGACTATGCGAAGGCCCAGCAGAAGCTGGAGGGAAGGTTAGAAGGGCTGGACTGATATGAGCGGAATTATCGAATGGGATGACCTGTCATTCCCGGAGCGCGTGATCATCCGTTCAAAGTCCACGAAGTCATTCCTCAACTTCACCCGGATATGGTTCGAGCTGATTCAGGGCGATCGGCTGCTGGTTAACTGGCATCACCGCCTGATGGCTTCGAAAATTGATGATCTGCTTGCCGGGCGCCTTGTCCCGCGAAACCTGATTATCAACATCCCGCCCGGCGGTACAAAAACAGAGTTCTTCTCCATTCACTTCCCGGCGTATGTCAACGCCCTGGTGCAGGAGAAGCGGCTTAAACGCTTTCGCAACCTGAATATCTCTTTTGCTGACACGCTGGTAAAGCGTAACAGCCGGCGCACCCGCGACATTATCGCCAGCCGCGAATATCAGGAGTTCTGGCCCTGCTCGTTTGGTGTCAACCAGGCAGAAGAGTGGGAGATAAAGGACGAGCGAGGGCGCTCTATAGGCCAGACGGTATCACGCTCAAGCAACGGGCAGATCACCGGTGGTCGTGGTGGCTACTACGGACCAGAGTTCTCCGGCATGGTGATGCTGGACGACTACAACAAGCCGGTGGACATGCTCAGCGAGTCCCGGCGCAAAAGCGCGAATACGCTGTTGGTAAACACCATCCGCTCACGTCGCGGCGATAAGTCGAAAGAGCACCCTACTCCGTTTGTGAGTATTCAGCAGCGCCTGCACACCGACGACGCAACAGGCTTCATGCTTGCCGGCGGAATGGGCGTGCCGTTTCACCATGTCGCCATACCGGCCATGATCGACGAGAAGTACATCCAGTCGCTCGATGAGCCATGGCGTTCGCTTTGCTGGGAAACGGTCAAAGATACCGATTCTGTGGTCGTTGGTGGCGTTCGCTACTGGTCATACTGGCCGCAGATGGAAGACGTTAACGACCTCCTGCAGCTGTGGGAAAAGGACCGCTACACCTTCCTGTCGCAATACCAGCAAAACCCGATGGCGCTGACTGGCGGGATTATCGACACCAGCTGGTTCAGAACGTACACCACGCTGCCGAAACTTACGCACCGTGCCGTGTATGTCGATACGAACAGCGGGAAGGTGGAGGACTGGCTGGATTACACCGTGTTTACGCTGGCAGGCATGGGCGTGGACGGGAATCTCTACATCATCGACGTCGTTCGCGGTCGGTGGGACCCGGAAGACCTCCTGAAGAAAGCTGAAGAGGTTTGGGAAAAATGGCGAATGTCTGGCTCCATGCGGGTGATGCCGCTGCGTCATATGGCCATTGAAGAGAAGCAAGCCGGACAGGGCCTCATCACCACTCTGAAAAAACGTAGCCAGACCCCCGGACAACTCGCCATCCCGGTGAGGGAAATTCCGCGCGGTACCGGGCAGAACAAGCTTGTTCGCTGCCTTAACGTCATCCCCCAAATCAAAACCGGGAAAGTGCTTGTCCCCGCGACGCACACCGACGACGGACAGAAGCTTTCCAGCATCTTCTACGAGGACGGCACGATCGCAGGCTCAACGGAGTGGGTGCTGACGGCGATGACGGAATGCGCTGCTTTCTCCGCTGATGACAGTCACGACAACGACGACATCCTCGATACCTGGATGGACGCAATCGACGACAACCTGATTTCCGGCCCGCAGCCGATGGTTATCGACCCGAATCAACTCAGGAGAATTTAAGTGTGGTGGTTTAAAAAGAAAGAAGTCGCCGCGCCTGAGCCGGCAAAAGAACCTGAAGCACCGAAGGTCGGGATCAGGCCAGAGGCCGTGGCCGAAGTCCGCGCATCACCGAAAAGAGAGTTTCAGCGCTACGAGCCGCCGAAAGGGGTCATCCCCGAGGCTATCAAAAGCGCCATTCTGGCAATGGACTCCACGCCTTACGATGCTCTCAATGCTGCATATGGCGGTTACGGCTACGGCGACTTTGATAGCTTCCCCGGATACCCGTACCTGGCCACGCTGGCGCAAAAGCCTGAATATCGCAAGATGGTCGGCACCATCGCGGAAGAAATGACCCGCAAATGGATAAAGCTCAAAACTGTCGGCGATGAAGACAAGGCGGATCGGGTAAAACAGCTCGAAGAGGCCATGAAGCGGTTTAAGGTGCGCGAGCGCTTTAAAGAAGCCGCAGAGCATGACGGTTACTTCGGCGGCGGCCAGATTTACATCGACGTTCGTTCTCCGCGGGGAATATCCGCATGGATGGACGACAACGAGCTGCAATCGAAGCTCTTCATGAGCGACAAGAAGATCACGAAAGGCAGCCTGCAGGGGTTCAGGGTCATCGAGCCCATCTGGACCTATCCGGGGATTTATAACTCCGACAACCCGCTGAGCCAGGATTTCTACAAGCCGACGCAGTGGTTTGTCATGGGCCGGACCGTACATGCAAGCCGGATGATTGATTTCGTCTCGCGGCAGGTCCCTGATCTGCTGAAAGCATCGTATAACTTCCGCGGCCTGTCTCTCTCGCAGATCGCCGAGCCTTACGTCAATAACTGGCTCAGAACACGCGACAGTGTCAGCGACATGATTCACTCCTACTCGATACCGGTTTTCGGTACGGATATGAGCCAGATCCTGACAGGTGGCGCAGCAGATACGCTGATTGCCCGCCTGCAGGTTATGAATCAGTGTCGTGATAACCGCGGGGCGTTCGCTGTCAATAATGATAAGGAAAAGCCGGAGACCGTGGAGTTCGTCAGCGCCCCTATCGCCGGCCTTGATGCCCTGCAGGCCCAATCGCAGGAGCACATGTCCGCAGTATCGAGCATCCCTCTCGTCAAGCTGCTGGGCATCACTCCAAATGGCCTTAACGCAACGTCTGACGGCGAAATCCGCGTTTTCTACGACTACATTCACGCCCTGCAGCAGTCTGTTTTTAAAGACAACCTGAAGCGTGTGATGGATATCATTCAGCTCTCTGAGTTCGGGGACATTGACGACGGCATAACCTTCGACTTTGAGCCGCTGTACGAAATGAGCGCTAAAGAGCGGGCGGAAATTCGCAAGATTGACGCTGAAACGGATGCTGCTTATGTCAGTGCTGGCGTGCTCTCTGGCAACGAAGTCCGCGAAAAAATCGCCGGTGACCCGGACTCGCCCTATCACTCTCTGGACCTGAATGATGACCTCGAAATCGAAGACGACTACGACGAAGAGGAAGAGCCCACCGTGACAGCTAATGACTCGAATCAGATGAATGGGTATGCAAGTGTCAAGCCCGATGCAGAAACGGCGTCTGCCATATATTCGCACCTTGAATCTCTTGGCATAAATAACTTAATCGCCCCGAGTGACATGCATGTAACACTCATGTACTCACGCAACAAGCCAATCACGGTAGATGCTGACCCTGTTAGGGTTTATGAGGCACAAATTAGTGGCGATTTCGAAATTATGGGCAAGGAGCCTTGGCGAGCCTTGGTTATGCATCTTGAAAGCCCTGACCTGCAAAAGCGATTTGCGGAACTGAAGGCCTCTGGTGCAGAACATTCATACCCAGAATATCGCGCCCATCTTTCCATTAAATACAACCCCGAAAATGGCGACTTGCAAAAGCTGAAAGATACTCCGCTACCCATCAAGGTTATTCGTCTAGATGGAGAGGAGTTTAAGCCAATATAGGAATTCCTGATGACCGGAAAGAAAAAGCCAAAAACTATCCGGCCTATCAGGCCTAACGCTGGCGTCGAAGCATGGTACCGACGACAGCTTGATAAGCAGGTGCAGGAAATGCAGGCATCTGTTGTCTACTGGCTGTCGGCAAACTATCGTGCCAGCGGCGCGGCTGTCGCCATGGATGCATCACCTGCAGTGATGATGCGGAATGCCATGCAGAAACTGGCTAAGCGCTGGACGCGGCGGTTTGATGACATGTCGCAAAAGCTGGCCGACAGGTTCGCTAACGACGCCATGAAAAACGCGGATGCTTCACTGGCCACAGCCTTCAAAGATGCGGGGTTTACTGTCGAGTTCAAGATGACCTCGCAGATGAATAACGCTCTTCAGGCGACCATCGCCGAGAATGTCGGCCTTGTCCGATCCATCCCCGAGAAGTATTTCACTGAGGTGGAAGGGCTGGTTATGCGGTCGGTAGCGCGTGGGCGCGACTTGTCCTATCTCACCGATGAACTCCAGAAGCGATACGGGATTACCCGGCGCCGTGCGGCGTTCATTGCCCGAGATCAGAACAACAAGGCTACCTCAGTCGTTCAGTCTGCGCGACAGCAGGCGCTCGGCATTACCCAGGGAATATGGAAGCACTCCCATGCAGGTAAAAAGCCTCGCCAGTCCCATGTAAAAGCCAATGGCAAGCTTTTCGACCTCTCGGAGGGGATGCTAATTGATGGCGAGCACATCATGCCAGGCGAGTTACCAAATTGTCGATGCACCTGGGAGGCTGTCATTCCAGGGCTTTCAAAACAGGATTGAGCAATGAACCCCACAGAGTGCTTAGCTTTCGACCGCGCCTCTGTGCGCACTATCGACGCAAATGGCCGCCTTCAGATTTCACGAACGAATATCAGCAAGGCAAACGTCAACGCCTACTACGGACGAGAGATACCAAGAAGCGAAGAGCTTGGGCTCGAACCCAACAAACTTTACCGGCTTTGGCGCCACCCGGACGAGCTCCGGAAAGCAGCCAAAACCTTCAATAACATCCCCGTGCTCAGCAAGCACATCCCCGATTTTCCCACCGACCCACCTAATGAATTCCGTGTTGGCGTGACGCACTCCAATGCGGAGTTTGACGGCACGTATCTCACGGTTGGTATGTCGATCTGGGATAACAGCGCGATTGCTGGAATTGAGAGCGGAGAGCAGCGAGAGCTATCTGCATCGTACAAGTACGTCGCAGACATGACCCCGGGTGTTACCCCTGACGGCGAGCCTTATGACGGCGTTATGCGTGACATTTTCGGAAACCACGAAGCGCTGGTCCCTGACGGCCGCGCAGGGCCAGATGTACTGGTCGCAGATTCATTACCACCGGAGCTTAATCACATGCGTAAACATAAGGTAGCGGCGATCCGCGCCACCCTTAAGCCACTTCTGGCGCAGGATGCAGATCTGGAGGCAGAAGTCCGCAAAGCTCTTCTGGCTCTTGATGAGGCCGAAAAGGAAGACGAAAAAGAAAACAAAACCGCCGACGACGAAGACGACGACGAGAAGGACAAGAAAAAAACGGCGGATGATGAGGACGACGAGGAAGACAAGGACAAGAAGAAAACCGCCGAAGATGAAGACGATGAAGAAGACGACAAAGTCTCCAGAACGGCGATGGACTCTGCGATTCGTCTGGCGGCCGACAGCGCAACTAAAAAGGCTGCGGAAAACTTCCGGAAAATCCGTGAGGCAGAGCAGGTTGTCCGCCCGCTGATCGGAGACGTCGTTGCCATGGACTCAGCCGAAGATGTCTATCGCACCGCGCTTGAACAGAGCGGCGTGGATATCGCCGGCGTTCACCCGTCCGCTTATCCGGCGATGGTCAAAATGGCGATCAGCCAGAAAGAAAATTCACGCCCTGTCATTGCGCAGGATTCCGCTTCCGTCAGTGAGTTCGAAAAAGCATTCCCGACCGCTGGCAAACTGAAACGAGGTTAACATGGCAGGTTTTCAGACACGAATTAACCAGTATCCGGCCCCCGGCGTCGAAGGGGGTTTTGCTGGCACTAACCCACACGCGACCTATCAGGCCGGTGAGGGCGCCCTGGTTGCTGGCGAGGACGGCCTTACTGTCGGCCGCTTTGCCTGGGTTGTTGACGGTGTGGCTTCCAATGCCGGTAGCGGTGTTCCGTCTGGCTTTGTTCATCGTGACGGTCAGGCGTCGATCACCATCTGGCTGGGTCAGGCATCCATGCTTATCCAGCCCGGCCGCGAAATCACCCTGATGGTAGCCGGTGACTTCTGGGCCAAAACGTCAACCGCTTCCACCCGCGGGCAGAAGGTTTTTGCATCCCTGACCACCGGTGAGGTGCAAGTCGCCGCAGCCGGCGCAACCGTGGCCGGTTTTATCGAGACCGCATTCTATGCCGCAAGCGATTGTGACGCTGGCGAGCTGGTCAAAATCAGCACCTGGAGCAAGTAATGAACGAATTTCAGCGACACTACGCCGCAGCCAGCGGGAAATATGGCATTGTGCTGCCCGGCGCGAAGGACTACCTGAAACCGGAGTTTGCGGAGAATTTCGCGCTGGCGATGGATGCCCAGCCGCAAATGGTTACTGCGAATAACGCCGGTATCCCGGCCTACTTCACGAACTACGTCGATCCGGAACTTATCCGCGTTCTCGTAACGCCGATGAAGGCCGCAGAGATTATCGGTGAAGTGAAAAAAGGCGACTGGACGACGCTGACCTCGCAGTTCCCGATCGTCGAGTCGACTGGTGAAACCAGCGCTTACGGCGACTTCAACAACAACGGCATGACGTCCGCCAACGTTAACTGGGTACCGCGCCAGTCGTTCCATTATCAGACTCACACCCGCTGGGGTGAGCGCGAGCTGGACATGTACGGCGCCGGGCGTATCGGCTATGCCGCCGAGCTCAACGTGGCCTCTGCGCTTGTGCTGAACAAGTTCCAGAACAAGTCCTACTTCTACGGCATCGCCGGGCTGGAAAACTACGGTCTGCTCAACGATCCGTCTCTGAGCGCTCCGGTGACTCCGGCGGCGACTGGTTCCGGTGGTGGCGTTACCTGGGCAACGAAAGACGGGCAAGCTGTATATGACGACATTTCCGGTCGCCTCTATAAGCAGCTGGTCTCTCAGACCAAAGGCCTCGTAGAGCGCACCGATCGCATGGTGCTCGGCATGTCGCCGGAAATGGAAGTCAACCTGACGAAGACGAACCAGTACAACGTGAACGTCACCGATCAGCTGAAGAAAAACTTCCCGAACATGCGTATCGAAACCGCTGTTGAATACAGCACCGACGCGGGCGAGCTTGTACAGCTGATTGTTGAGCGTCTGGGCGAGCAGGACACCGCTTACGCAGCATTCACCGAGAAGATGCGCGCGCACGCTGTCGTGGTGGAAGAGTCTTCCTGGCGGCAGAAAAAATCCGGTGGCACCTGGGGTGCAATCATTCGTCAACCGCTGGGCATTGCCAGCATGATCGGGGTGTAACATGGCCGAAACAGTAACTGTAGGATGCAAACTGCCGAACGGCCTGATCCTGGAGCAGGGCGGGTACAAAGTGGAGCTTAACGGCTCCAACTCCTCTATCGTTGTCGGCGGCTACGGCCTGACCGAAAACGTGGACAAGGAAGCCTTTGAAGCGTGGCTGGCAGTACATGCTGATCAGCCCTACGTTCGCAAAGAGCTGGTGTTTGCCCAGGCGAAAACCAGCAGCGCTCAGGCGAAAGCGAATGAAAACGCTTCGGAGAAAACCGGTCTGGAAGGTCTGGATCAGAACAACCCGGCCCCGGGCATTGAGAAGGCGGACAAAAAATAATGGCGATCGTTGTCTTTGATGTTGCCGCATTTCGTGAGCGTTATCCGGAGTTCGATGCCGTAAGTGAAACGCTGCTTAATGCGTACTTCACGGAGGCAACGATTTACCTGAATAACACGGACAGCAGCCCGGTAAAAGATATCTCTATCCGGGCTCTTTTCCTGAATATGCTGGTTGCGCACATTGCGGCGCTGAATTCAGGCGTAAACGGCGAAAAGGCTTCTGGTCTGGTTGGGCGAGTGGCAAGCGCATCGGAGGGGTCTGTATCGGTTTCGACTGATGCGGGGCCTTCCAGCGCGTCATCGTGGTGGTATCTACAGACGCCATACGGTGCAGCTTACTGGCAAGCTACGGCCCCTTATCGCACTGTGCGATATGTCCCTGGCTCATCCCCTTCAATGTACCCGGGCCATTATAACCGTCGTTCTTTCATCCGGAGGTAGCTATGGATGGAATGTCAGGCGGCGATAAGCTGATGGAGCACCTGCAGTCGATCGCAAAGGGACTTTCCTCTGGCGATGATTTGAAGGTGGGCTTCCTTGAAGGGTCCAAGTACCCAGACGGGACGCCGGTAGCACTTGTGGCAGCCACCAACGAATTTGGTGGCACTGTAAAAATCCCGGCGCATACCCGGGATTTGAACTTTTACGTTCGCCGTGACGGTGTTTCGCGCTTCGCAAAGCCATCAAAGGCCAATTTCGCGCAGTCAGTAATGATACCCGAGCATATCGTTACGATCCCATCCCGGCCGTACTTCAGGAAGACCATTTCTGAACATGGTCCGGAGTGGGGCGGAGAGCTTGGGAAACTCATGAAGGCAAACGATTTTGACGCCCGCAAAAGCCTGGCGCTGATGGGGGAGCGGATCAAGGGGCAGATTCAGTCGTCAATCATCGCTTTTTCTGAGCCGCCGAACGCAAAAAGCACGGTCGACAAAAAAGGGTTTAATGACCCGTTAATCGGCTCGGCCCACATGCTGAACTCGGTCGACTACGAGGTGAAAGAGTGAATCTTCATTCCATAGTGCGAAGCGCCATTAGCGCGGTTAATCCTCGCGTCGAGGCGCAGATTTACCGCTCGATCGGACCAATCAAAAACCCGGATTACTCGACTTCTCCTGGCTTCGCGCCGCCGGTAACGATGATGGTGCAAAAGCAGGCGCTGAGTCAGGCTGATATCAGGCACATGGATAACATGAATATCCAGGGTGTGCTGGTCAGTATCTGGACGGATGGCAACTGGTGCGGGGTTAACAGGGATCGGCAGCAGGGCGGCGATAAGTTCGTTATCGGCAATGAAACGTGGCTGGTCGTGGATGTGCCTGAAATCTGGCCGGACTGGACGAGGGTTATCGCATGTCAACAATTGACGTAGGCCTGCAGGTCACTGAAAGCGATCTGTTTAAGGCGACTGGCGATTTCCTTTCTGTCCTCTTTCCGGACGCAGAGATCACGCAGACTCAGCAAAATCAGACCCCCATGCCGAAAGGCGGTTTCATTACTATGACGCCGCTTTTTCTGACGGACCTCTCAACCAGTGCTGTCAATTACGAGTATGACGGCGTTAGCGATTACGGGCGGGCAGAACTTTGCCGCGTTGATGAATGGCAATGTCAGCTCGATTTCTACGGAGATCAGGCGCAAAACAATGCCACCATCTTTTCGCGCATTGCCCGCTCCGAATTCGCATGCACCTGGTTCAGGGAAAACGCAAATGTCCTGGTACCGCTTTATTCCGGCCCCCCGCGGCAAACCTCGATGATCAACGGCGAGAAACAGTGGGAATCCCGCTGGACGCTTGAATTCCACGCAAACCCGCTGATTGTCGTCAGCGTTCCTCAGCAGTTTATGACAGGCGCAGATGTGATATCGCAGCCGGTCGACGTGAGATTTCCTCCGGAGAAATAATAAATGGCAATTTCGCTATCAAAAATCGCCCAGATGCTTCCCGGCGTACTGAAGGCGACAGGGACAGCTATTGATCTCAATGGCCTGTTCCTGACCGACAGCGCATACGCGCCGGTTGGTGCAGTACCCTCATTTTCCAGTGCGGATGAGGTAAAGGCGTACTTCGGCAGCGCGTCGATTGAGTACACCGCCGCGGTGCTGTATTTCGCCGCATTCACCGGTAAAACACAGATGCCTGGCAAGCTGTATTTTAGCCGATTCAATACCGCAGCAGTGGCGGCATTCCTTCGTTCCGGATCGCACGCCGCGACCACGCTGGCACAGCTCAAGTTGCTTTCGGGTACGCTGACTCTGACCGTTGACGGCACGGAGGAGACTTCTGCTGCTATCAACCTCAGCGGCGCGACCAGTTTTGATAACGCGGCAGAGCTGATTGAAACAGGCATTGGCTCCTCGGTTGTAGTGACCTGGGATAGCGTGCTGAAGAAATTCATCATCACCTCTGCCACCACAGGCGTGGATAGCACCATTACCTTTGCCGATGAAGGTACGCTTGCTACGGGTCTGAAACTGACCGAATCGACCGGCGCGGTGATCTCTCAGGGTGCGGCGCCGGCAGTGGTTGACGATATCTTTACTGCCATTCTGGCCAAAGAGCAGGACTGGGTAACATTCTCCACGACGTTCGCTGTCACCAAAGACCAGGCTAATGCGTTTGCGCTCTGGACAAACAGCCAGAACCACCGCTTTGCCTATGTCCCATGGGACGCATCAGGAACGGCAATCGTGGCGGGCAGCTCGAATGCACTGGTGTATGACATCATCAACACCTACGCCTATAACGACACCTGCCCGGTGTATGGTTATCCGAACCACGCAGCAAACGCTATGGGGTTTGTGGCTGCGCTGAACTTCACGCAGGCCAATGGGCGCTGTTCGCTGAATGGTCGTCAGGTGTCCGGCCTGCTGCCGATGATAAGTAACGATACTGATTACGAGGCGGCCAAGGCCAACGGTTATAACTTCTACGGCAACTATGCCTCGAATGCCGTCGAAACCAACCAGTGGGCGCCCGGCTCTATTACCGGTGATTATGCCTGGCTTGACGCATGGGCTGGTCAGGTATGGGTAAATGCTCAGTTGCAGGCGGCTCTCGTTGCGCTGTTCCAGCAGGCGAGCAATCTGCCCTACGCAGCAGCCGGAAAAGCTCGCATTGAGTCGTGCATGAAGCCGACCATTGAGCAATTCAGGGCGTGGGGTGGCATGACGGCAGGCACCGATCTTGACCAGTCGCAGATCGACCAGATTAACGCCATCACTGGCGTCGATGTTACGGATTCGCTTATGGCTGAAGGGTATTACGTCTACATCGGCCCGTTCACCCCGGCAATGCGCGCCGCGCGTACCAAGCCAACGGTTTACTTCTGGTACACCGACGGCGGGATCATCCAGGGTATCACCGTTAACAGCGTGGAGGTGCAGTAATGGCCGGTCAAAATATTACGTCGGCAGACGCCATCATTGAGCTGGTAATCGCTGAACTCTACCCATCCGGGTTTAACCTGGAACAGTTCGAAGCGCAAAACATCTTCGAAATGGGTGATACCGACACGGCAGAGTACCAGCGTACTGCTGATGGGAAACTGCTGGGCGGTTTTGTTTATGGTGATCTGCCGTGGACTTTCCATCTGGCGGCATCATCCCCGTCGATTAAGTACATCGACAACTGGCAAACCACGCAGATGACCACGCGGTCTGTGCTGCGTGTCAATGGTACGGTGATCCTGCCATCGCTGGGTAAAAAGTACATCATGACCAACGGCATCCTGCAGCGCGCGCGCCGTATGCCGTCTGCCGGCCGTGTGCTTCAGCCGGTAACTGGGCTTATCCAGTGGGAAACTGTCACTCCGGCAGACTACTCAGCGTAAAAAAATCAGCCCGGCTAAGTCCGGGCTTTTTTATACCCGCAATACCCCGCGCTTCACACGCGCACATCACAACACAGAACCTTTCAGGATGACCCTTGAGGATACCGGTTTGGCTATCGGTGCCTTTCTGTGGGCCGGATTCCTGTGTGACAAGGTTCATCACTAAAAGGTAATTACCGAGATGTCTAATATCATCCCCATGAATTACGATGACCGTTCATTTCCTTTTACGGCTGACTGCTGGTTCAATGCCACGGTTGCCGCAAAGCATCACGGCAAGCTACCAAAGGACTGGCTAAAGACTGAGGCGACAAAAATTTATATCGCCGAACTGGCTGAGGAGCTTGGAATTGCTGGCTCCGGCGTAAAAGAGGATTTTTCTCCCCTTTTAGTCAGAGTGGAGAAAGGGCGAAACGGCGGGACCTGGCTTCATCCGGAGTTGGCGGTGGAATTCGCCCGCTGGTTGTCAGTAAAATTCGCCCGCGCCTGTGATCGTCATATTAAAAATCTGCTGCTGAGTAAAAACTTCCAGCTCACCGAAGATCAGATTGTCGGCCTAATGGTGTGCCAGCAACCAACGTCCTGGGAGAAGCGCTTTAAAGACCCATTCTACCAGGCGCTGTCGAAAATGTCCGGCCTTCCTTACTTTGGTCATGTTGGCGGTTGCCCGGCGCTGTTCGGTCAGATCACCGCTCGCTGGGTGTACGGTGTAGCACTTCCTGATTATGTCTATCAGGCAGCCAAACAAGCCGCCGGGGACAGCAAGGAGAAGATTCACCAACATCTTAAGCCTGATGCACTGGAGAAGGTCGAGCAGCAACTGATCGCCGTTACCAATATCGCGAATTGCAGCATTGACCAGAAGGACTTCGAAGCCCGCTGCATGGCTGCGTTCCCCGTTAAGGGGCAAATGAAGTTGCTGTATGCGGCGGCGTGACCATGAATAACCGAATCGTTGAATGCGCCTCCAGAGCGGGGCGCGACTTCTCGGAATTCATGACAGGCGAGAAGAACATGATGGAGGCGCTGCGGTCGGCTGAAGAATTCACCGAGCAGTTACGCGTTCACGGCTGCGTTAATCACCACTTCATCAATTTCATGATGATGAAAGCGATAATGAAGGTATTTGACGACTTGCGCCGAGAGGAGTTGCGGGAAGAGCGACGACGCAAACGTGAAGAGAAGAAGAAATGAGCCCACTACGGTGGGCTTTTTTATTGCCAGATAACTCATTCAGGAAACAAAAATGGCTCGTAAAAGCATCGTATTCACGGTTGAAGCAGATAATCGTGACAAGGGTAAGCAGTTCAAAATCACCGAAATGCCGGCAAGAAAGGCCGAAGAGTGGGCGATCCGCCTGGCGTGCGCCGTGATTGGCGCCGGCGTTACCGTTCCCGACAATATGATGATGGCCATCCGTGCTGCGGTGGCGCCGGCCCCAGCCGAGGATAACGCAGAAGCTCGCGAGCTGTACGAAAGCGTGATGTCCAGCGGCATGGCAGGTCTCGCTCAGTGGGGTATCACTTCATTGGCTAAAGTTCCGTTCGCACAGTCAAAGCCTCTGCTTGATGAGTTGCTTGGCTGCGTGAAATTCCTCGGCGGTAATGGTATCGAAACAGCGCTTGTTGACGAAGGTCAGATCGAAGAAATCAGCACCTGGTCGCGCCTGAAAATCGAAGCCTTCAAACTCCATATCGCTTTTGTAGCAGCCACCGCAAGTTAGAAATTCCCCTATCCGTCCCGGAAGATTCAGATCGCGGCTTCATACAGTATGCGAATGTACCGCGCACCATCGCCGCGGTGATCTCCGGGAAAATGGCGACACTCCACGAACTGGACACGGTATACAGCGTTCAGGATATGTGGTGGCTGATAGAAATAATGACCGTGGATAACACCAACAGAGCCATAGCAGCGGAGAGTGATCATGGCAGCAACGGTAATTGACGCCCTCCTGGTGACGCTGGGCCTTGATACGTCTGACTTCCGTAAGGGGCAGAAAGACGTTAGCGACGACCTCAAGAAGCAGCGTGAGGATGCGAAAAAAACTGCCAAGGAAATGGCTGAGCAGGGGAAAAAGGCAGCAGCATTCTTCAGCAGCATAAAGACGGAATTGCTGGCACTGACTGGCGTTACCGTCACTGCAGGCGGCCTGATAAGCTTTGTGAAAAGCACCACTTCCGGCCTGATGGATTTATCGATCCAGTCGAAAGCGCTGGGACTATCGGCCCGCGAGCTTGACGGTTGGTCAAAGTCAGCTGAGGCGGCAGGAAGTTCGGCTGAGAAGATAAGCGCTTCTCTGCAGGGGTTTCAGGGCGCTATACAGGGCGCGAGGGTCGGCGATTACAGTAGCTCTATTTTTGGTGGTCTGGCGCAATTAAATGCGCTGACAGGCCAGAATTTTGACGTGTGGGGACAGGACGCCAGTTCTCTGGCCAAAACATCCCTTGATGCGCTACGGAAAATCAGCGATCCAAACCTTCGCCGGCAGGTCGGGTTAAGTCTTGGATTTGATGATGCAACCTTGCAGCGTAATCAGGAAGGGAAATTCCTGCCTGACATTGATCGCCTGACCAAAAGCTCCGGCATTACAGACGCCTCAACCAAAGGCGCAAAGGAATTTACAGCTGCATGGGCGGAGCTAGGCCAAAATCTCGACACGGTAAAAAACCAGATTTACGTGGGCTTGATACCAACCATTCGCGATCTGAATGGTCTCCTCATAGAGTGGTCGTCTGGTAACGCAAAATCCTCTTCATTCTTCAAAGAGCTGAAGCGGGACATTAACGACATTACTGGTATTGACCTTGGTAGCTGGACGCTATCAGGCGATCTGCGCAACCTCAAAGATAACTTTTCCATGCTCGGGAAAGTGCTAAACCACCTGGGTAACGCTTTAAACGAGCTCAATAACGGCAACTTCTCCAAGGCTGCTGATGAGTTTAAAAAGGCGTGGTACGGCACTGAAGACGGAAAGCCTACCGGTAATGATGCGCTGCCCGGGGTGACAAGTAACTCCCAAAGCATTTACGAAAACAGCACGTATAAAAAATATAATGACCTCCTGAACAAGTATCTACCCGAGTGGCTGGGGGGAACACCTTCGGACAGAAAGAAGGACCAAGATGAGAAGTCTTACTGGGATACGACAAAGACTCTGCTTTCTAAAATAGCCGATGCCATTGTCACCCCTGCTGGCGCCTCCTCTTTAGAGCCAAGTATCGGGGGGTATCAGCCCAACGTCCCGCTTAACGCTCAGGCCGCTCGTCTTGGCGCTAAAGGAAAGGCATTTCTTCAGGCAATGGCTGGCGAATTTGGGGCGCTGGAAGGTAAATATGGCCTTCCTGCTGGTCTGCTGTCTTCAGTAGCTGCTACTGAATCAGGTGGTGACCCCTACGCAGTATCACCCAAAGGGGCGAAAGGCCCATTCCAGTTTATGGATGGAACTGCCAGAGACCTGGGTTTGAAGGGGATGGACGTTTATGACCCCCACAAGTCAGCTGATGCCGCTGCAAGATACCTGCGCTATCTGCTGGATGCCACAGGCGGCGATCTGGAAAAAACTCTTGCCTCCTATAACTGGGGACTCGGAAACGTCCAGAAGAAAGGCATGGATAACCTGCCGTCGGAAACTCGCAATTACGTCCCTAAAGTCATGGCCGGAATGCGTCCCGGCGCCGGGATGGCCGTAGACCGCGCGATGCCCGGGCAGTCCGGTGCGACTTATCAGTTTTATGGCACCAAAATCACCACCCAGGCCCAGAACGTGGAACAGCTTACCAGCGACATCAAAAAGCACGGCGACAACCGTGTCATGCTTTTGGCTGGCTACTCAGGACAATAACTCATGTCGTTTTCTCTGAATGTCTCGACAGTGCTATCCGCCATTCAGGGAGGAAGCCTGTTATCCGTCCTTAACAGCGCCCTGTCGCCAACTTACCGGATCACCTATAACACCGTTGATGAGTCTCTTTTGACGGCTGCAGCCGGACAGGAGGTTTTCTCTCCTTCCGGCTGGGTTAGCGTTGATCGCTACGGTGATGCGGCGGTGACTAAGGGGCCGGTAGAAAAGGGCAGGTACACGTCCTACAACAAAGTGAAACAGCCGTCTGAACTCAGGATCATTTTTGCCCTTGAGGGGTGGACGGCTTTTTCCGGGTCACTGCCTAATCTGACCAATTTCTCTCTGCTAAGCCGGAACAATTTCATTCAGAAACTGGATGAGATGAAAAACACGGCCAGCACCTACAACATCGAGACGCCGGACACGGTGTATTACAGCTACGATCTTACCCACTTCGATTACTTTGTGGGGTCATATCGCGGGCAGACGTTGTTGATGGCGAACTGTACTTTCGAGGAGATCATGGACGGCGGGGAGGTCATGCTTTCAAATGCTGTGATTGAAGGGCCGCCGACCAGCAACGCGAAAACCAACAATGGCGCCGCAGCCTCAACGCAGGTGATCACCGGGGCAACGAAAGAGGTGACATTGAGCGATGTTAAGAATGCCTGGTCAAGTGCAGATACAACCTTATCAGACGCTCTCCAGACGACTGGGGCGGCGATTGTGTCTAACGTTAACTCGGCAGCCGAGTCGGTCTCTAAGTCGTGGGACAGCTCTTCTACTGCAGTTTCTAAGCAGATAAAAAGCACCGTCTCCGACTTTCTGGAAAAGGTGATGTGACATGCAGGAAATTAGCTTATCACCGTCACTATCCCAAAAGGTGTATGTCACGCTTGGCGGCCAGAACTGCGCTATCAAGTTGCATCAGCGCTCTACCGGGTTTTACGCCGATCTGTATGTCGATGACAAGCCGATATTTCAGGGTGTTCTCTGCCTGAACTGCGTTTACCTGGTTCGGTATAAATATCTGGGGTTCAGTGGCGATCTGGTTTTCGTTGACTCAAAAGGTACAGCCGATCCTTATTACGACGAAATCGGCACCAGATTCAAGCTGTATTATGCGACGAGCAGTGAGGTCGGCAGATGAGTTACAAGGAGAGAGAACTTACCGTATCGTTCACGCTGGCCAACGGTACGTTTGACGGTGGCATTGGTAACACGCTGACGGTTAAAGGCTTCAAGTGTGAAGCTGCTATATCTGCCTTTGGCGGCGCTACAGGCACAATGATGGAGCTAAGCCTGTGGGGCCTGTCGCTGGAGAACATGGCCAAGCTGACGACCAACGCGCAAAAAATAATCGCCGCCGAGCAAAATGCTATCGTCGTTTATGCTGGCGACACCCGTGTTTTTTCCGGGTCAATAACATCAGCCAGGATTAACCTGAACCAGATGCCGGATGCGCCGATTGAGATAACCGCGGCGGCCGCCGGCAGGGAGCGCCTGATCCCCTGTGAGCCCACATCCATTCGCGGCGATGCGGATGTGGCTGATATGATTCGCGCTCTTGCCTTTAAAGTTGGCCTGAAATTCATCAATGTCGACGTCAAAAGCACCGAGCGCAACCCGGTGTACAAAGGCAATGCTATAAAGCAGATCATTGAAATAGCAGCTGCGCATAAAATAACGGTAAATATTGATTTTGGCACCGTCACTATTTACACCGGGAAGAAACCCTCTGACTCTGTCGTTCCATATGTTTCTCCATCAACAGGGCTTATTGGGTATCCGATTTTTTATGACATGGGGATTAACTTTCGCTGCATTTACTCTCCATCTCTGAAACTGAATACCAAAATCATCCTTGAGACTGACCTGCCGCACGCAAGCGGGGAGTGGATTATTCAGGCAGGAACTACTCATTATCTTTCCTGTAAAGTTCCCGGTGGCCTGTGGGAAACGTTCGTTGTGGCCGCGCCTGGGTATCTTGTAAAAGGGGATGAAAATGCTAACTAACCAGACCCCTGAGAGTGTGTCATCGCAGGGTAACGCCATATTATCGTTGCTACATTCAGCGCTGAAAGGAATGACGTTTGTTGATATTGTTCTGGTTAGGGAGGTTGAAGGCGATGTGTTGACCGTTCTCCCCCTGGTTAATGATGTAGACGTTTCAGGCCGGGCCATTGCCAATCAGGACGTTTACCAGATCCCATACCTCAGACTTCAGGCGGGAAACAGCGCGGTAAAAATGGAGCCAAGGCCAGGAGACATTGGTCTGGTTGTTATCTGCGACAAGGACACCACGAACGTTAGGGAAACCAGATCAGAGGGGCCCGCACCAACTCAGCGCCGCCACTCGTATTCCGATGCGATGTACATAACCGCAATAGCCAGCATGAATGGGGAACCTACTGAATTTGCTGAATTTACTGGAAGTGGCATAAATATAAAAAGCCCTGGCGTGGTTAACATCAATGGCTTGAAAGTCCACTCAGATGGCAAACTTGAGCTTGTCGATGGCTCTATCGTTGATGGGCATGACCATGGCGGGGTAATATCAGGGGGAAGCCGAACCGATCCCCTGGAGCCGTGATGAAAAAATTAATAGTCATTTCAGCATTTATCCTTTTTGCCTTATCTCCGCCAGCCATATCAAAGCAGATAACATCACATTTAAAAATGGTTGATGGCTATTTTAATGGAATTCTCACGGCAAATGATGACGAGCCGATATGGTTTGGTATCTTAGAGTTTGACTTTTTGGGCAGCCAGCACCTAACCTGCAGAATGGACTCAATGCATACCTCCGGAGATGCACCGGACAGGATGTCGTCAGTTAACTACCGTTGCCAAAACGGGTTTTCTGTCCAGCTATCAAAAAAAGAAAATGAAAGGTACGCTACTTTAAGCCTACAAAACATAAACTTCGACAGTGGCGATGAAAGGCAGTTAGGTAGTTACAAGGTTACCTCTTCAATCCCTTTAACGATGATTGAAAATAATAAATATAATGATGATTTGTTCAATAAGAGGAACTCCGAGAGGGAGCGATGGATAAAGGAAAATACTGTTGAAGTTTTTTCAGCGTGCGACATTATTATGTCATCCCACCTTCTGGCTTATCAAATGGTAAATACTGGAACACAAAATAACAGCGCAGGCAGGAATGAAATAAGGGATGCGCTGTCAAAACTTTACCCAAAAAATGCGGATGAAATGGCTCAATCCTTTATAAGCTTTCACTCTGGAGACAAAGAGCCTTTCGGGATGCCGCTTACATTTGGAGTTAAGGGGCGCATGATTAAAATGTGCATGGATCAGCCTGGTGATTACATTCCTGAGTTTGGCTCGCTGGTCATGTCAGGTAAAATATTCAGATAAAAATCTCTTATTTATAAACCACAGTAATTAAACAATAGACCTCGCTTCGGCGGGGTTTTTTTATGGGCGAAATCCATGAAAACAATATCTCTCAAACTCGATCCCGACACCTGGGATCTTGTCCTTGATGAGCTGGGTAATATCGCCACGGTTGAAAATCCCTACGCCTGCGCTCAGGACGTGGCGACGGCATGCCTGGCCATACGCGGCGAGTGCATTTACGAAAAAGACACCGGCGTTAATTACAAAGAGCTTCTGAACGTTAAGGCCAGCACCGGCGCCATGGCGGCCGCGCTTCAGGTTGAAGCGTTGCGGATGAGCTATATCGCGCGCGCTGAGCCGACGCTGATTAACAACCGCGATACGCGCCGCACTACCGGCGTTATTGCGATCGTGGATACCAACGGCCTGGATTCCAGCGTCACCCTGTGAGGAAAAAATGACGACAATCTCTACGGCGGTACCGGCCGTGACCTTTTCCACCGCTGGCCTTGATGTTCCGGATGAGGGAGACATTCTTGCCGGGCGTATAGCAGATATTGGTTCTGCATTCGGGACGGCGATGAGCACGAACCTCAAGACGCCACAGGGGCAACTGGCTGTCACTGATACTGCAATCATCGCAGACAAGAACGATCAGCTTCTGGCTATCGTCAACAACATGAACCCGGACTTTTCCTCCGGCAGATTTCAGGATGGCATCGGCAGGATTTACTTCCTCGATCGCATTGCTGCTGCGGGTACGGTTGTAACGGCCACATGCTCCGGCGTACCGGGAACGGTTATTCCGGCACAGTCCTATGCAACCGACGATAACGGTTATATGTACGTGTCCCTGGCGGCCGGAACGATTGGCGCAGACGGGACGGTAAAAATTGAGTTCCAGAACCTGACTACCGGGCCGATAGCTTGTCCCATAGGTACCCTGACAAACATCTATGTCGCGGTAAGTGGCTGGTCGAGTATCACCAACGAGACCGCGGGTGTGCCGGGCTCGAATGTTGAAGGGCGATCTGCATTTGAGTATCGCCGTCGCCAGTCAGTGGCACGTAACGCCTTCAACACAGCAGCGGCTGTGCGGGCTTCCGTTCTGGAAGTCGACGGGGTGCTTGATGTTTATGTGATCGACAACAAAGAGCCGACTTCCGTCGAGAAAGGTTCCACGAATTACACGCTGCTGGCCAGCTCGATTTATATCGGGGTTTATGGCGGATCAGTGGCTGACATTGCAGCGGCCATCAATAAAAAACTTCCCCCGGGCACCGTTATGAACGGTGACACCACCGGGACCGTGCAGGATACCGAAAGTTATGACGCCCCTTATCCGGAGTACACCTACAGGTGGAAAACGCTGGATGCGGTGAGCGTTCATATCAAGGTGGAATACGAAGAGAATGATGGCCTTCCGTCAGATATCAACGCGCAGATCAGAGCGGTCGTCCTGAATTCCTTCACCGGCGCAGATGGTGGTACCCAGGCACGTGCCGGCGCGCGAATTTATGGCAGCCGCTATATCGGACCCATTCAGTCGCTTGATGCACAGAACATGAACGTTCTTTCGGTCCAGATATCTCTGGACGGAACCACCTGGTCTAGTGCGCTGACCATGGGCATTGATCAGGAACCGACCCTCGATACGACAAACATCATAACGGAGGCGGTAAGTGAATAATGTCGACTGGACGATCTACGCGCAGTACGTGAACTCAACCAACCTGCGGTCACTGATTGATACCTTTAACGCTTCTGTAGCGCCAGAGGATTGGATAGACACGTTCTATGACCTCGTATTCAACATCGAGACCTGCGGCGATTACGGGCTGATGTGCTGGGGTAAAATCGTTGATGTAGAGCGCTTGCTGACTGTGACGCCATCCCAGCAGTTTCTGGGGTTTGGCGAAGCGACCAGCACCCCGGCAGAACTCACCGACCCGCAACCCTTTAACCAGGCTCCTTTCTATACCGGCGTGCAGGACACGAATACTGTCGTCTTGACCAATGACGCATACCGCAAGCTGATCATGTGCAAAGCGATGGCGAACATCAGCGACTGCACTGTGCCCGTCATGAATCGCATGCTGATGTACATGTTCGGCGCCAGCGGACGGGCTTACGTGCGTGACGATGGTAACCATGTCATGAGCTACGTATTCGAGTTCCAGCTTTCCGAATCTGAGCTGGCCATAGTGCAAAGCTCCGGCGCGCTTCCTTCCCCTCCAGGGGTAAAAGTTAACATCGTTCAGGAGGTCTGAATTGAATAATTCAGCCATACCGTCACGTCTGACGGTTGTATTTTCTGCGAGCGGCGACAAAAACACGATCCCGGTCAATTCCACCTCTGAAACACTGGCTGACGGCCTGGCGGCGATGGATTCTGGTTTCCCGCCGCTTACCCGGATTGCACTCTCTGCCGGCGGTAAGCCGCCAAAGGGGCAGGACTTTAACGGCATTTTCAATGACGTTTACACGCGACTTCAATGGGGAATGGCAGGGGCAGGATTCCCATTTGACTCCGCATTCAGTAGTGCGATATCAGGGTATCCTAAAGGTGCCAGGGTCCCATCTTCAACGTTTGATGGAGAATGGCTAAATACTGTCGACGGAAATAATGTAAACCCTGAAAACTCAACAGGAACTATTACGGGGTGGGTTCCTGTATTTTCATATGGATTGACAACGATATCCCTCTCTTCATCCAATGTCACACTATCTTCACTTCAAGCCTCAAGAAAAAGGATCGTTCTCACAGGAAATATATCATCAAATTTATACCTGACATTTCCTGCATGGCTGAGAAAGTGGGAAGTAATTAATAATTGCACTGGTAATTACTCTGTCATTTGTCGAATTCAAGGAAGTTCAGGGGTTCCAGTTCCAACAGGAACTACCGCGTATTTGAATAGTGATGGAAATGATTTAAGTGTTGGTAACCCCGTCATGGTTACCGCAGCAACCAAAGCAGATCACGCTATTAATATGGGGCAGTTTAAAGCTCAGCTGAACAGACCAGGGTATTTAAAAATACCATGCCCTCATTCTCCTTTTGGATACTTAATTATCCAGTGGGGATTATGTGGAACTACAGGAGGTGTTGGCAGCTCTGATTTTGCCATTCCTTTCCCTACGGCAATACTTAATGTCCAGCTTCAGGAAAGCAATTCAGATCAATGGTCAACCTCTACATTCACTATATGGGGCGTAAACAGTACGGGTACAAATCTTAATGGTATAGCGATTAAAGGCTTTACCTGGACTGGTACCAATTTCATTGGTGCAAATGGCGCTGCACAATATTTAGCAATAGGTTATTAACTTATGTCTATTTCAGATACACAGCAAACGGCGCAGTTCGCAGCACAAGCCGCTGTGAGCGCTGCAGAGGCAAAACAGTACTTATTAAGCATTCAGCAACCTGTTGTTGATATATCTGAATCTGTGGCAGATGCACAAAATTCTGCAGCCAAAGCTGAAATGGCAAGAGATCAGGCTCAGGATATCGCTGATGGTCTAGTGCAAACTATTGATTCTCAGTTATCTGAGCAGGAGGTTCAATTTGAAAGCCAGATGACTACCCAGCAGTCTTCATTTGATTCATCTCAATCCGAAAGGGAGTCTTCTTTCGAAGAAAAGTCAAATGAATTTGAATTGCGTTTCTCTTCTCAGCTATCGACGCAGGGATCAACATTTTCAGAATCTCAATCTGATAAAGAACATCGTTTCCAGCAATTCCTGTTGAATTCTGGATATGTATTTCTTGGGAATTATGTAGATGGTCCATTTCAGTTTAGCGCTCGTAACCAGTACATCCGTTACGACAACCAGTATTACCGCCTGAATGCTGCTACTGACGTCGGCTTTACGACCACCGGAACCGATGCAGCCAGCTTTGCGAACGACGTTACTCACTTCGTTCTGATGGATGGTGATACGCTTCGCCAGGAATTGGGTTCAAACGAACAGCCTGGAACAAACATAGTTGCCCTTAAATACTCCGGGACTGTTGCTGATGCTTTGGTTGATATTTACGTTGATGCACTGGGCGATTTTAAGAACAAGCAAGATGGATGCACCGAAGCTATTATGGAGGCCGTAGCGCACTGGGGTGGGAGAGCCGACAGCGCGTATGTTCAGGGACAAAAAAAATACGGCAGAATATATTTTGCCAATGGTACCTATGCGCTAAAAGACCTGCCCTTGATATCTGGGTGGGAGTACAAACTAGATCCCTTCACTCTCATTGTTCCTCATCGCGATGCTGACTTTGCATTTACCACTATAGGTACTCGGGGTGTTGTCCCCGGCGACCCGACCTGGCAACGCCTAATGTACTGTGAGATTAATGGCGGAGTTATTGGGGATTACTGGAAAGAAACGGGTGATGTGCCTGTTGGTGCAGGTGGCATTAACCTGCTGTATGGTTCCTATGTACGTCTTCGTAACATCGCTATTCGGCACATTCGAGGCATCGCTATATACGGTGGCGAGCTGTTCGACAGCCCCTTTGAGAACGTCAGTGTTATCTATTGCGGTAATGATGACCCAGACAATTATGCACCATGCGTATTGTTTGACAATGCTGGGGGCTATGATGCCACTAACGCCTGTAAATTCGATAAGCTCCACCTGGAGGCCAACCATACCGGAGGTGTTTGGAACAAATGCCGACACATGGTTTTTAATTCCATAAAAGTAGAGCGAGATGAAGGAACACACGTTCTGGCAGGATGTACGGGCATGAATTTTGTTTCACCAGAGCTTACCTTTAACCGAAACGACATCCCCCAATTCTTAATTAAAGATTTTGCAGCGAACTCTGAAACAGGACAAGCTGCATCGGATAGTAGAGGGATCACCTTCGATACCCCGAGTTGTATATCCAGCTCTGCTGGTAATGGTTGGTATTTTCAGCATACCAGCAATGCCGGGCCGCTCAATATAAAAGACCTATTTGGTAATGGTACAGGTCTTCTGTTTAAGGGCAAGAATGCCATTATTAGCGGAGGCACTACTTATGACTGTGGGCCTGTATTGGTCGATGCTGAAAAAGATGTCACGGTAGATCTGGTTAAATGGTACGCCATCAGAAAAACGGCTGCTGGAGATGGCACCGACGACGCCATTATTTTTCGCGGGGTAAACTGTAAGGCAGAAAATAATGATTTTACCGGACAACCAGTCGATAGTTCTAGTCTGGCCATCCCTAATGGTGCATTCATCAACAGCATGGCAACATCTGATTCTGTCATAAAAAATAATACCGTCGGGGGATATAGACAGTATGGTATCCGCGCTGCGGTCAATCAGAAGGTACGCGATAACAAAATAAACGCTGGCAACAACCATATCACCAGCCTGACTAACCAGTCCCGGTCTAATTCAACGCTGGTAATCGACAATACGACGGGGTTTGGTATTGGAACCGTTAACCAGAGTGTACCCGTTCTTGCAGCAGGCGCGACACAGGAGCTTGTCATCGTTGGTGGATGCACTGATCTGCATATCAGGGTGATATCAGGAACAACGGCTGCAGCGGCGAAGGTTCTGGCTGACTCGTCAATTGCAGGTCTCGGTGTTTACTCTCAGCTTAATCCGGCTTTGTTATCTTTTTCAGCGGGAAGCCCGGGAGACGGGATGGTGCATATAACCAAACCTCTCAGCGGAGCGTCAATTACCGTGGCTAACTATACGGCAGGAAACGTTACGGTTGTCATCACTCGAACCAACGTAATGCCAGCCTAAGGAGAATACGCCTGATGACTATCAACTTTGAATATAGCGGGAGGCGGGGCTCAAGGATGGGCCTGCTGGTTCTCTTTGGTGCTGCTATTGAACACAACTTTCCTGATTATTCTGCATACCTGATTTTTGCAGCGCTAATTTTTCTCGGCTTTAGCGTCAGGATTGACAGGTAACAGGCAATCCCGCCAGTAATGGCGGGAGCGCGATTTCTCGTCAGCGAATGGGGTCCAAATGACATATTTCTATACAGGGTTTGCAATCTGGTTCGCATTTTTCCTGATGCGTCGGGTTAATTGCCATACTGTTGTCGATCATGCTCTGGCATGCGCACTCATTACAGTCCTGTTTCCGATAATCCTTGCGAAAGCCGCGTGGTGTATATGGAAGAATTAAGCAGAGAGCGCATCGAACAGATTTATAACGGCGAAGGCCTCCCACCAACAACCGATGAGATTAGAGCACTTTCAGGAATGGCTTTAAGCAGCAACACCCACAATCGCATCTCAACTTCAAGGGAACTTACCGCAAAACAGATCCGCGCCATTCAGTTGAATACTGAGATTGGTGGGTATATCACTGCGAAATGGTCAGGTTCCTACGACTTATTACAGGAATTATGGGAAGTCGCGGTAGCAGCCTCAGACTAAGTAATTCGGTATCAGGTTCTTATCCAGCACTGCGGCTGGACGGAGCTTGCCACGCTAAGAGGAAAGTCACTGATTACCGAAGATGGCGAAGCGATCGAGGGCGAAGCCATGGACGATGTTACTGTCATCGGCGTCGTGACGTTTACTATCTGCGATGTTCGCCAGGACAACGCGGTTGTTTAGTTGCTGTCAGCACGTGGCTGCTGTGTCGTAGATGTGGCGTGACAGGAATGCATGATAAAGACAGGGATGTATTCAAACGACACGAAACGACACAAAACCGGATGCGAACGCGGAAAAAATGTGTGATTACAGTGTGTTATTTAACGCTCTACTTTCTTCTAAGCCGTAGGTCACAGGTTCGAATCCTGTAGGGCGTACCATTTTCATTTCTCTTAACGTCTCTCGAAGTCTACTAAATCCAGCATATACGCGGCATTCGCCAATATCTCATTATCTCAACGTCTACTATAGTCTATTGAAATCCACATTCATGTGGGGGTACATTTGGGGGTAGATTCCTGTTCAATGAAATGAGATACCCCCAAAATGAAGCTCACAGCCCGCCAGGTCGACACATCCAAGCCCAAGGACAAACCCTATAAGCTGTCTGATGGCGGCGGTCTTTACCTGTTGGTGAACCCCAATGGCTCGCGATACTGGCGCCTGAAGTACCGCATCGCTGGTAAAGAGAAGTTACTGGCGTTGGGGGTATATCCTGATATCACTCTGGCGGAAGCCAGACAGAAGCGCGCTGATGCAAAGAAAGTCCTCGCTGCTGGTGGTGATCCGGGACAGGAGAAGCAGGAAGAGAAACAAGCGAAAGAGCAGGCTGTGGCAAACAGCTTTGAGCGCCTGGCCATGGAATGGCATTCCCATAAAAGCACATCGTGGTCAGAAGGCTATGCCGAGCATCTTCTGATGTACCTGAAGAAAGACATCTTCCCCTTCATCGGGCAAAAGGCGATTACGGATATCAGCCAGGTTGAAATGCTTAACGTCCTGCGAAAGATGGAACAACGTGGCGTTCTGGATAAACTCAAGAAAACCCGTCAGGCCTGCCGGCAGATATTCACCTATGCCATTATTACCGGTAGAGCGGAGCACAACCCTGTATCCGATCTGGCTGGCGCGCTGAAGTCGCCCAAGCAACAGCACTACCCACACCTTTTAGTCGACCAGATCCCGGATTTTCTCCGTGCGCTAAGTGAATACAGCGGCAGCACCATCACCCGCAACGCCACTCGATTGTTAATGCTTACAGGGCTCAGGACAATTGAGCTCCGTGCCTCTGAATGGGTTGATATCGACTTTGACAAAGGCGTCTGGAACGTCCCCGCAGAGCGAATGAAGATGCGGCGCCCACATCTCGTTCCTATCTCAACTCAGGTTCGCGAACTGCTTGAAGAAATCCACCAGCTTACCGGGCGAGGGAAGTATGTTTTCCCGGGTCGAAATGATGCTGGTAAGCCAATGAGTGAGGCCAGTATTAACCAGGTGATTAAGCGTATTGGCTACGACGGTAAAGCGACCGGGCACGGCTTCAGGCATACCATGAGTACCATACTCCACGAACAGGGCTATAACACCGCCTGGATTGAAACGCAGTTGGCCCACGTCGATAAGAACTCCATCCGCGGGACATACAACCATGCTCAGTACTTGGATGGCCGCCGGGAAATGCTCCAGTGGTATGCCGACTATATGCAGGCGTTAGAAAATGGTGAAAATGTGGTCCATGGCTCGTTCGGGAAACGTGCCTGACTGGATGCATAGACAGTATATACAGACGATAGTAGACTTAGGTAGACGAACAAAGAATAGGCTATGTCTAGGCTGATCCCCGAAAACCCGTACACCTCTGCGGGCTGGCATAGCCGCCAAAATCAGAGGGCGTGAGGTGGCGTGTGTTAAATGCTGATTCATTAAAAAGATGTTATGACGTCATATCATCTTTGCGGGATAATAAGCCTTTATGGATCCCCAAAGCTAGTTTGTTAAATGATCTTAGTTTCTATAAAGTAAGTTATAACTATAAAACCAAACCAGCATCATTTATTTACTCTATTATACATACACACTCTGAATTTGAAGAGTATATGTCAGTGGTTAAAAAATCCATTGATGGATATGTCAAAATTTCAGATCTGGACTATTGTAATGCTGTCTGGAAAGAAATAATTGATGATAAATATATAAGGAAGTCATTTAATGATGCTGGGTTTCCATTTGATTGCTCTATCCAGCCCGATAGATATGCAAGATATGTGATATTGACTCGGTTATTAGAGTTATCGAATAATAAAGAAAGGTTTGATTACTGGCATGCACTTTACGATTTTTCTAAAGTAGAAGTGGAAACTTTTGAAAATAGCTATCTTCAATTTCATGAAAAACTCGTGTCTATTATGTATGGATATGTGTCAGGAGAGTTACGCACTGCCTATGTTAACGGAGTTGATGCAATAAAAAAATATAAATTACTTCTTGAAAATTTA